TTCCTTTGGCTCCATGTGAGGCGCGTTAAACTTAATTCCACTTCTTACAGCTACCCAGAAGTATCTTGGGCGATATGAAAATCCACCAACCTGTAGGTTGTTATGCTTTACATGGTAAAGATCGTACTTCTTACCTGATACATCCTCAACCATGCGTCGATAGCTGTTCATTACGTCTCTACCTTGTGTGTAAGCCTGCTGTACGCACTCAAACACAACTGCCTTTGGAGCAACTCTACCTGCGTAGCGCATAAACGCCCGCGTGTGCTCGTGTGCTTTTGCGTCAGGCCCACGGTTAGCCTCACCCGACCACACCGACCATCCGGAGCACGGAGGACAACCTACGACAACGTCAGTTTTCTTAACCGGCCACTCGCCTGGATCATCTGAGAAGTGATGCGTCCAGTTATCTCCAAGGTGGTGACGGTTAGCCTCGGCAACCGGATTTCCAAAGTTTAATGTTCCAGTGCGTAGTTTCATCTCCATGCCTGACTGCACAAAGCCTAGGCTCATGAAGCCGGCAAGACCGTTACAGTCAATAAAGTTAAGATCAGACAAGTGTACACCTCTCCTAGTTAGCCACGGAAGGACTGTATACCGCCTTCACCGCGGATGTCCTGCCTATTCCGCGGTGTTTTCTTTTAGTCCAACCTCGTAGCCGCAGCCTGCGTATCCGGCGATGTCTATCCACGTATCTGGCTTATAAGGTGATCCTTCTCCTGCGTCTCTAGATAATTTTACAAGTATCAACGCGGTTGCCACGTCTCTACGTGTAAACTTTCTTCCAAACGCGGTAGACCAAAACTCGGCTATGCGCCCAAAGTTATCGTATGGTCCTCCGTAGTCTGTGTCTCTCGACCCAGAAATTAACGCGGCAGCCTGCCTAAGAGCCTCAACGCGTGGAAGTGTATTTTCAGTATTATCTGCCATGTTACCTAGTCCTCCAGCTTAGTATTTACAGTTACATATCCGATAAGTTCTCCACCTTGTTCATTGCTACGTAACTTAATCTCGGCAAGAGCAGGTAGATCCTCTTTTTCATTTCCCATTATGCGTCTCCACTCGGCCGTGGCCTTGTCCCTAACCTCGGCAAGGTCCTTACCCGTGATGATATAGTCGATAGAAAGTCTCACTAGCGAACTCTCTTCTGTAGTTGATACGGTGTGTAGTGTGTGCCGTCAAGAACCGGCTCCTTGTTGTCGTTAGACTTAAAGATTATGTCGCCGTAGCGTACCGCGACTACCTTTCCGCGTCTTCCGTTGTGTATAACTCCAGTATCTCCGTCGTACGCATCACTCTTTACACGTACCTCATCACCGACAAGTATGGCGCCTGGTTGAGCGTCAGTCCATACCTCGTCTGGTTTATCTGGAAGTATTGAGTGGTTCACCGCAAGCTTTGTAAACAACTCGACGGTTTCCTTTACCTGGTTACTAGATAACTTCATCTCGTTCCAGGTTTCAAGTAGCTTAAGTATGGCGGTTCCAACACCAACCTTAACCTTTGCCTCCTGCATTTGACCTTTAACCCAGTCAAAGTTTACCTCTGGCATTTTATTCCTCCTCGTCCTTAGGTAGACACTTACTGCACATCTCAGGTTGCTTACCAACCCCTACGTCATCGATTGCTCGATAACAGATGATGCACTTGACACCCTTGCTTTTTACTACGTATCCCTCTAGTTGTCTCTTCTTGTTCTTTTCCATCTTCTCTAGGTATAGACGATCAAGTACCTCGTCTGTTCCACCCGCCGCAACGATTATGTTTGCAACAAAGTGAAGAACGTCAACCGCCTCCTTCACGATCTCCTCGCGATCAGCGTAAGGTTCATCGTGCTGCCAAGGCTTCCATGAGATTGCCTGGCGCATCTCGGCAAGTTCATCGTCGATGGCAAGCATGTTCCACCGCATGTATTCAACTAACCTGCGGATGTTGTTTGGCTTGTCACCCTCCATCTCATCGTAGTTGATGAAATAGACATTTTTTTGAAGATCACGTGTTTTTCTTAACCAACCTTCAAACAATATTCCCATTGCTATGCCTTTCTACTAAATATCTCAAGTGAGTCTGATAGCATGACTGCCGCATCTCGCTTGTTTGGAATTGACTGTACGTACGTTTCTCTTTGTTCCTTTGCCAGCTTGTTTCTTTCATCCGCTGACATTTCCTCGATACTTGACGCGATGTGAAGCCAAGGTTCTCCTAGGGCACCACTTTCACGCCAGTCAGTTGCAACCGGTGTAAGCGCATTTATAGATTGAACTAGTCTGTACGTCCACCAGGTTCCTCCGGTTTGGTACGGACTAATAAGTGCGCCTATGCCACTTGCGATCTGTGCGGAAACCTGTTCATCTGTCCAACCCTTGTGCCACTTCATCGGCACGGTAGGACTTGATAACGTCGCAAGTGTAGATTTAGTCCAGTTGGTTGAGAAGTTTTCAACTACCCACTTTTCACGACGTTCAATCTCGATAGGGTCCTGCATCGTAAGTATATATGAATCTAGGTTTATACCCTTTATAGACGCGGCCGCGTTGGTTGGCAGTTGAGATATAACCTTTCCGGTTCCGGACCATGGAAGAGACGGATATAAGGTTGTTGGCCATGTGTCGTTTAATAGATAATCAACCACGCCCATAAGGTCGTCAAGAACACTAGGTGTGTTGGCGTGCATGTAACCCTTGCGGTATGAATAGAACGGCTTTGTCATGTTTTGTGGATTCTTTGTCATCGCGCGAAGGCTTGCGGTAATTCTTACAGGCTCAGGTGCGTCAATGTAGAGTGCAAGCTTGTCTGAGTCACGTAGAACGTCGATGATATTTAATGCACCGTAGACGCGGTTTGCACTTAAGCTTGTTAGAGGGCTTAATCCAACAAGAACATGATCGTACTCGTTTAGGTCAGAAAGCTCCCACGATATCTCCGGATCTGTTTGAACAACCTCGTGTCCTTGAGTTGATAAAACGTGTGATAGTAGACTTGCAAAAGAAAGTGATCTTCTATTTGCGTCTGTAGACGCGTGCGGTGCGGACATTCCCGTTAAAAGAATCTTACTCATGCGCGTGTCCCGTCCGCGTTTAACTTAGCGCCCTTGTCCTCGGCAACCGCACGTTCAATAATTCTATTGCAGTGCTCAACAAACTTGTCGTAGTGTGGAATATAAGGTGCAAGTGCGTTTCGTTGTGCAAGCGCGGTCGCGGCTAGATCGTCGGTGGACATCTTTTCAATGTCCGCGATCTTTAGCTTATAAGGATCACCTAGTGGATCACCCTCACCCTTGTCAGTAATAAGAATTGATCCAACGTGGGCTGCGTATAAAAAGCGGCTACGCCACCAACCGGATCCAGCGTGCGGATACGGTGGAGAAAGAATTCCCCAGTGTCTGTTGTAAAACTCAAGTACGTCCTTCTCAGTGTCAAACCTCTGCCCGCCTAGTTTCTTAATTAGCTTACGACTTCCCACGATCTCAACCGGCCAGGTAGGTGTCTTTCTTTCAAGCCAACCGTCATGTGGCATAAGAGCTCCAAGTACCCACGCACGTTTCTTTTCAGTCGCCGCAAGTTCAGTTACACCTTGCATTGTTGGAATCACGGTTGCCGTTGGGTCAAGTGCCTCAATCGGACCTACGTCAATCGGCATACGCTTACGAACTATTGCACGGTTACCAAACGAGTACATCGGACAAACTGGAACCATACCTGCAGCCCAACGTGTATCTATAAGATCTGTTGAAGCTTGAACAAGACGCTTCTCCCAAGGTTTAATGTTTTCATCGTTATCCATCATGTAGTAGCGTTCGATATAGCACTTCTTTGCCGCGTCTGGGTTTGCCTGTCTAATTCTTTCAAGCGCAGCCTCGATATCCGCGCGGCTAAAGTACGTTGCGCCTTCCTCACCGCGATGCTCGGTTCCAACTAAAAGATGCTTGTATAGCATCTCAGGTTTACGGATTAACGCACGTGCCCCATTAAATACGGTGTTAAATTGCCAGTCATCAAAGAAACCTACGCAGGGAATACCGGATGAAAGTGCGTATAGCGCACCCATCGCACCTTGGCGTCCGTTAAGTGAATTTAGAGGTGCAAGATTGATCCATAGAACGTCATATGAGGACAGATCCTCGCCGGGTGTGATCTTACGCCAGTCAACGTCATGGCCTGACTCACGCAACGCCTGAGCAACAGACGCAGGCACGTCAATCTTTTGAATCGTACGTTTTTCCGTGTTGATCTGCAACGCGGTAAAACCACTCATCAGTACTTTCATAATCCACTACCTTTCGTCTAAGTAGATTTGGAATGTCACCTAGACTATATCAGAATAGATGACAAACCAGACTTACTTAGATTAGAACGGCGATGCAGGTGGCGCAGCTACCGGTGCAGGTGCAACTGCAACTGCAGGAGCTGGTGCTGGTGCAGGTGCTGGTGCAGCCGCAGGTGCTGGTGTAGACGCTGCCGCTGTTACGCCTGGGTAGTACTGCTTGATCTCATTCTTTTTCTGGCCTTGCCAGGTACGAGATGAAACCTGTGCACGAAACGCACGACCGCGAATCGCCTGCTCGATCTGAGCGTTTGAAGGATTGGTTGAGAAAAACTCACGACCAAGTCCAAGTGCATGCATCTTACGGAAGAACATTCCAAGAGCCGCGCTGTTATCTGGAGTTACAACAAGGTTATCCCAAACTAAACGCTTTGCGTGCGCTCCGTTTTGTACCTGTGCCTTTACGGCAAACATTGTCTTTCCAGACTGTGATACCTTTGCTGTGGCTTCAACTACAACTAGGTCGTAGTCGCCATCCGGTAGTGGATCATATCCTGCCGATACTTCACCGGCGTCCTTTACTAAATCGCCCCAATTAAGTGTACTCATTGTTGGCTATTTTCCTTTCGCTGTAGTTGTTGCATCTGTTTTTGGACCAAACACCATATCCAACATGCGTTCAATTCCAAGGTTTTCTTGTTCTACGACCTTTCCAAGTCGTCCTTGAACGCGTTCTCCTGCCTCGTATTCGTTCGTACGTTCTACGTACATACGACGAACCTTGTAAGGAGGTTGTAGTGGATCTGGGTTTGCCATTGTCTCGACGGTGACCGCGCCGAGAATGTCATAGAAGTATGGCGCTTGAATTGCAAGCTGTCCCTGTAGGTATGGACGTGAACGACCGTCTGCTCCTGGACGTGCCATTGCTGTTAACACAACCGCCTCTAACGGTTGAGTTGGGTGCATTGTAAGATCGCGTAGATCACGCAGAAGAGCTCCCATGTGACGAAGTAACTCGCCCCACTGTTGCATCTTCATCTGTTCGGTTCCTGCGATCGAGTCCATGCACTTTACCTGAAGCTCAGATATCGAGTCAATGATAAGTGACTTGAATTGGTGTTTTCCAGTTTGTAACCACTGGAATGTTTTAAGAACTACGTCGTAGTCACGAACGTTAACTACAACTGTATCCCAGGCGCCGTCGGCAGCTGG